GAAAATCACAAATCCGCTCCCTGTCCAAGCCGTCATTTTACCGGCGCACCCCAATACAAAGCAAAAATCCCCCGACCCCACCGCCGGAAAAGGCAGTGAGATCGGGGGATCGTCGTTTCAGATTGTCGTGCTCGGCAACACCGGTCAGCGTGCCGGCCCACGCCACTTGTCGAAGCTCCTTGCCCCGGTGTAGCCGAGGTACCCAGCACCGAACAGCCACCACAGGCTCTCTGGGATGGCACCCAGTAGTTTATTCAGGTTCTCCGCCGCCTGGAAGACGTGCGTTGGCCACCAGATGCCGATGATGGCCCCCATCACGCACAGCAGGATCACACCGTAGATCACGTACAGGAAGGTCGGCCTTGCCCGGCTGGTCCATGGATCTGCCGAGTTGGCCTCAGCCAGGATCGCCGAGAGGCTCGTCTGCATCTCCTGTAGCGCCAGTTGCCCCTCGGCTTGCAGCAGCGCGAGCTTGGCTTTCTCCCTCTCGGCGGGATCGGGTATCAGGCGGTCGATGAGTCGGCTGCCGGCTTCGATCAGCCCAGGGGCCAAGGTGGTAAGTATCGGGGTCATACCGTGCCCTCCACGAATTCAGCAATCCGGTTCATCCAGCCGGCGGCAAAGGCCGACTGCTTGGGGTCGTTGGTGATCAGTCGCCCGAGATGGCGCAGGCGCTGGCCAAGCACCTTGCTGTAGAGCACAGCTTGATCGGTGGCAGCGAGTGCTGCGCGGGTCTTGGGGCCGATGATGCCATCAGCGGTCACGCCAAGCGCCACCTGCAGCCACTGCACGGCCCGCTTCGGCCCGGAATGTACCCCGGAATCGACCAGCAGGTGCAGCAGCCCAGGATGGGTGACGGCATCGAACCCGGGGCCGGTGATGTACTGCTGGCGGTAGATGGCACGGGCTTCGTCTTTTGTCAGCGCATGAACTTCAGCAGCCGTGGCGGGGCGACTGAGCTTGCGCCATGCCCCCAGTGTATGCGCGGTGATGCCGAAGTTCGTCGGACCACCACGGTCGGACGGGTGGTTCACATAGCCGCCTTCGCGGCGGATGATCTCGTCGAGGATGGTGTCGATGGGGGTCATAGCCGCTCCTTTGCGGTGGCGTTGTCAAGACGCGTCTGCGCCCAGCGTTCGATTTGATAAATCGCCCGGCTGCCCATGTGGCCGGAGATACCGACCAGTGCCGCCGTGACGAGTGGATCGAGCTGCGCGGCCTCACCGAGCCAGAAGGTGATGAGTCCGGCAAACGCTGACGTGGTGATTTCACCGATGAGCTCGACCACATTGAATGAGCGTGTCTCGCCGGATTTGACTTTGCGGTAAAAGCTGACGATACCGCCCCAGGAGGACAGACCGGTCACCCACAGATAGGTGATCAGGCCATAGGCGGTGGGGTCTTTTTCGGGCACGGTGGCCTCCTTACTCGGATCGTGTGATTTGAACTGGGTCGGATGTGAAGCGCTCGCACTCGACCTGCGTCGTGTAGCCATTGGCACCCAGGCGGTGCTCGACGCGCTTGATGCGCCAGTCGGTTGGGATGCCCGGGCGCAGAGAAATCGACAGCCGGCCTTCGGAGGCCAGCCTGGGGTCGCCCGGCAGGCTGAAACTGAGTTCGCCCTGGCCGCGTTCACCGGTGTTCTTGCGGGTGGCCGCTGCAGCCTTGGCCTCGGCCTCAGAAGCGTGGACGTAGCGGATTTCCTCGAACGGCGGCGATCCGGTAGTCACCTCCAGACGTTCGCCCTTCTCGAAATCCCACCAGTAGGCGCGTGCGCCGCCGGTGCTGACCTGCGGAGGCGAATGGCCGTTTTCACCCTGTGCACTACCGGTGCCAGCGGGTTTGCGCGCGCTGTGCTGGTAGCGCCACTGGGCGAGCTGCTCAGGCTCCAGCCGCAGCGTCGGCAGCACCTGCCCGGTGACGGTCTTGGCCGCCCCCTGGCGCGCGAGCACCAGAAATCCGGCGACGGGCTTGGCCACCGCATCGTGTTTTGCAGCAAGGCGCGTCAGTAGCGCCATGTCCGACTCTGCAGTTTGGTCCAGATGCGGTATCTCGATGTCACCAAGCGACGGATCGATCTTGGCTTGATAGTGGTGCTCAGCGGCGATACCTGCAACCATCTTTCCGAGAGTGGTCTCATCCCACGAGCGGGTCTTTGGGCTTCGAAAAGGCCCGACCATGTCGGCGGCCTTAGCCGAGACGGAGAGCGTGGCCGGTGGTGATCGGATCTCGATTTCGTCGACGATGAATTTGCCCATCGCCACCCAGGATCGGCCAGCGTAGGACAGCGAGACTTCGAGCACCGTGCCGATCTTTGGAAGTTGGGCGATGGCACCATCGGCCCGGCGTCGGTCATCCAGGGTCAGGCGCAGCGCATCGGATGACAAACCGGATTCGTCGGTCACGACGAGTTCGAGCAGCCGGTCGGCCACGGCGCGGGTGATATCGGTACGGTCCGCGAGGATCAGGAAGGTGGGTTGCATCGTGTGTCTCCTCTACGACCAGATGCGTACCAGCGGCAGCACGGGCTTGTCGTTGAGTGCGGGCATCAGCACAGGGGTGCCTCCCGGCAAGCGCAGCATCTGCGCCACCGGAAGTCGCGCCAGTTGGCGGTTGGCCTCGATCACCAGTGGCAGCGCGTCGATGCGGCCGTAGTGTCGCCAGACCAGTGCATCGAGCATCTCGCCCTCACGGGCGGTCAGCACCTGGGCGTCGAACTTCTTGCGGCTCATGGCAAGGCCTCCTGCAACAAGACCAAGGCGTGGTTGGTTTTTTCCAGCAAGGCGATGAGTTCTCCTGCGATCTCGCTGTGGAGCTGGCTGTAGAGCGCTGGGTCGGTGCGAGCCTGGATCTGTCTGGCGGTTGTCAACAGCGCGTTGATTGCGGTGAGCAAATCGGTGATCTGCGCGTCCAGAGCGGCAGCGGATGTCAGTGGAGCGTTGGACGCCGTGATCACACGCTGCACCAGCGGATCAATGGTTGGTATCGTGAGTCCAGCCGACATGAGCTGACTGTGCAGACCGTTGAGGCTGGATCCGAATGTGGCGAGCAATTCCTTCAGCTCGGAATGGATCGACGCCACGGAAGTAACTTCACTTGCGTCTCCCAGACCATTGAGCAAGCCAGGCAAGGACACGAGCAAGTCATCGACCGCGCCGATGGGGTCGGTGAGCACCGAATCAATGACCGAGAGCACGGCGAACGGACTCCAGCTGCCCGAGTAGTCGGTGACGGTCTCATCCTCACCGTAAGCCTTGAGCTTGACCTCAAACCCCACCCGGCGCGGCTGGCCGTCGTCCATCAGCACGCTGCGGGTGTCGCCCACTTCGACGATCACCCACGACCCCCACACCCGCCCCAGGCCGTCGACCAGTTGCAAGGGCTCGCCCATGTCTGCCAGCTCGCGCATCTCATCGACTTGTTTGATGCCCGCGTCGAACCCTGGAAACAGCACACCCTGCAGCCGGATCTCGGCGGGCTCACGTCCAGTGAACTGCAGCGCAGGTTCACGCCCGATGCGCGCCTGCTCGGGCCAGCGCCAGGACTGGCTCATGGCCAGGCTCTGGTAGGTCGCTTGCCCCATCTCGAAACGAAACGGCCCCAGGGCCAACATCACGCGTTCGGCCATGGCGAACCTCCGCGACAAGGAATAGAAGGATCAGTCGTGCAGTGCCGCGCTGGAGCCACGCAAGGCGTCGCGGATCAGGCTGCGCAGCCGACTGTCGAGCAGATCGGCCAGTGCCTGCGGGTCGCTTCCAGGTGGAGCGTTGATCGTGATCTGCGGGGAAAAGTTGATCGATGGCGAACCTGGAGCTGCTGTCGTACCCGGCACGGACGGCACAGTTGGCGGTGTGGCCACCGGCATTGGAATCACCCCGGGCACCACGGCTCCGGTCGGCTTGTTTTCCGGTACGGGCTGGGCACGCACCGGAGCCACCGCATCGCCAGGCTCATCTTTGACCGATGGCAGTTGCAGTGCAGGCGTGCCCTCCCACACCGACCGCAGCGTTGGTGCGGGCACATCGCTCTGAGTAGGCAGCGCCAACCCCAGCGACGGACGCTCCGGTGAGGGCAGCCGCAGCCCCTGTGCTGGCGATACCACGTCAGGGTTGGCCAGCGACAACGGCACGGCCTGCAGCGANTGNGCNAGTTGCCCGACTTCANTCACCACNGCCGGCCCGGCNGCAGCCACCCCTTGCGCCAGGCCGAGCGACAGCGCNCTNCCCAGCGTGGCGAACACCCGCGACGGGCTGTGGATGCCCAGCATCGCCTTGAAGCGGTNNCGCACCCCGGCGGCNACTTCACCNACTGCGGCNACGGCCTGCTCTGCGGCATTGCGCACGCCTTGNGCGAGGCCTTGCAGCATCGCACTGCCCAGAGTCATGAACTGGACAGGCAGATTACCTAGCGCCGTCAGCATCGCATCAGTCACCGACTGCATCGCCTGCAGTGGGTTAGGCGAGCTCAGCACAGCAGTCAGTTGCTGCCAGGCCGACTGCGCCCCGCTGACCACGCCACCCCAT